TGTCCAAACACCGTTTGTTACGGTGCCGCGCGGGACTTTAAATCCGCCTGATGTTGCTGCCATTACGGATCGCACAAATCCGATCAGCTGCCACGAATCCGCTCGGGATTGTGACAGCACACCGAACTGCACGACGGCGTGGTCTAATGGCATGCCATCTACCGCTTTCCCCGATGCCCGGTGAACCCTGAGAACTGGGCGGGGATTGTCGTAATAGTCCTCGATCAGCCAGGTGACTACCGGGATATCCGGTAGTAGCCAGCTGAACAGGTCACAGAACAGTTCCTCGACATCAAGGAAGCCACCCTGGTACCAATTCGGAAGCGTCAAAGTCATTTAGTTGGGGCGTCGCCGTCCCGTGATGGGGTTGGCGACGAATCGTCCGCCCGCACCGCGAAGTGTCGAGCCCCGGCCCCGCCGATCGCGGGTCAGCCCGGGGATGTTGACGCCCTCTGCAGTGCCGATTCCGCCGGAGATCTCCTCGGCGGCGCGGCGGAGCTGATGTCCACCGGCGATGTTGCGCCGGCGGCTGCCGTACTCGATCACCGCAGCGTAAGGGGCGGAGTTGGTGACGTAGCCGAACCAGCGGTCCTGCTCAACCCCCCAGCCACCCGGCCGGATGTCGATATCAGCGCTCTCTTTTAGCTGACCCGTGCGGAAGGGAAGGTTGCTCACGTAGACCGCGTAGATCTGAGTGGTGACTTCCTCCACGGCGGCCCGGCATTGCGGGCCCTTCAGCCACTCCGCTAGGGCGGGGTTGGGGGTAGGGATGCTGATCCGACGGAGGCGATCCTCAGTCATTGCGTCACCTCTACCTGCACCATGTAATAGCCGAAGTTGTAGCCGGTCGCGGGATTGTCTATATCCCAGGCCCGATTGCCGATCACCTGATAGGTGCGGCCATTGACCTTGACCCGGTCCCGGCCCTCGATTTTCACCGCGGCATCCCGGGGGGCATAGATGATCAAGGACGTGCTTGAGGTTTCCTGGAAGGTGTCGTTCGGGTGAAACCTCAACCCCGCTTTCGAGGCGGTGGTCCACTGAAGCACGCAGTGTTGGATATCCCCCACGTGCGTGTCGTTGACCTTGTCGCCAAACCGGTCCCGATCGAAGCGGTACACGCTTACGGTGTCGCCGCCGGTAATCTTCACGGGTGGATGGTTCCCTCCCAGCCGGGCTCCCCCCAGTTCAGGTAGGGAATCGGCTCATCGGAAAGGTCGGGACGCATGTGCAGGTATCCAGTCCCCCAGGAATCTTCTTCCCGGCGAGTGGAAATGGTGTACAGCGCTCCGGAGGCTTTCTTCCGTAAGATCTGTAGTTCACCTGGGGCGAAAAACCCCACCGGTGGTTGCGCCCGGGTAACGCTCAGCGGGCCCATGGCCTCGGTGATGATGCGGTCGGGGTTGATCCACTCCCGGCGAGCTGCCGAGAGCACGACCCCGACTACATCACCGGGGGGTAATAGGTCACTGTCGTTCCAGTTCTTGCCCGCCACCGTGCGGACCCACGATGACACGACGCGCAGAATCAGGTCGGCCTGATCCTGTTGGTCGCCCTCGAACGTGGTTCGCATGAACAGGGCCAGCTGATCGGTGTCAGCCAGTGGCGGGGCAAGCGCCATGGTTAGGAAACAGTGATGGAGTAGTTCGCCGAGGTCTGTCCGTCAAACGCGGCGGTGATGTTGGTTGTACCAGCAGCCACACCAGTCACCAGGCCGCTGGAGCTAACCGTGGCCTTAGTCGGGTCAGACGATACCCAGGTAGCCGTCGCAGAAACGTCCTCACCCCAGTTGGTGTGGGCATTCAGCTGCTCGGTGTGAGCGGCGCCGGCTGCGGCGGTAACTGCGTGGTCGGCACCGGCCACCGTCACCGAGGAGGCGTCCAGGCGGATCTTGACCGCACGGACGAAACCGCTGTCGGGGTCTACCACCGACTTGTAGCCCACGAACGTGTCGATGAGCGAACGGTCGGTAGTTGCCGAGTAGTCGTAGTCCATCAGCCAGCGCACTGCCATACCGGCAGCCGAGGCTGCGGCGGTGTAGGTAGCACCGCGCGGGGCCTGCGGTGGACGGGTCGCCATGATGAAGGCGGTGGGGTGGAACAGGTAGGCGTCGCCGTGCGCCAGCGCATCGGAAACGATGACGTCCAGGTTGGCCACGCGGCCGATCAGGGCGTCACGCAGAGCCGTGTTGGGCTGATCACCAGTGTTGGTGAACTTGAAGAAGTTGGGGTCCTTCAAGAAGGCCGCTTCCACCGCGGAGCCAACCACGAGAACGCGGCCATTACGGTCGACGAACTGGTCGTTGAGCTTACGACGAGCATCCACGATCGTTTCCCACATGGTGGTGGGGGTGGCGTGCACGATCATGTTGTTCGTGGTGTAGTCGGCGGCGGCCATCATGCGGGCGACACCGTTCTCCAGCTCCTCGGCCACGGAACGGACCTGAGGGTTGAGGACGTCACGACCGAAGTCGGTGATGTCCAACGTCAGCTCTTCGTCAGTGACGGGGATGGCGTTGTAGACATCCGTGTCCAGCGTCACTGGAATTGCGTGCTGGGTCAGAGTGCCGGTGGTGAGGTCACGGCCGGAACCGGTCGCTCGCAGGGCACGGGTGTGGGCAACGGTGCGCGCTGGGACGCGGATAGTAATCGTATCCTGATACTTCCCAGTGAAATCCCCGATGCCATTCAGCCAGATCAGCGATGGTAGGACAATCTCGCGCTGCAAAAGCTTGATCGCGGTGTCTACCACAGCTGTCGGCTTGATAAAGACATTAGCCATAGCTGTAAGTCAAATCCTTAACTTATAGGTCATTTTCTCGGTTGAGGTCCGCGAGGAATGTCCGCAATGATCTTGTCAATGTCGGGCTCAGGGTCTTCGTTCTCGCCACCACCGCCGTAAACCTTCTTGGGAGCAGGTTTCTTCTTAGGCGTCTCGTCCTTGCCGTCCTCGTCCTTCGACTTTTTGCCGAGGTCAAGGTCGTGAATTATGGAATCGATATCCTCGGCGATATCCTCTTCGGATTCGCCGGAGACTCGCTTCCAAAAGCTCTTGGGCAATCCCCGCTCGGTAGCAAGGTCTGCGATCAGGGTCGACCGTTCGAGCTTGGTAAGCTTTTCGTCTTTCTCCGCGAGGCTGGCCATCATCTGGGCCTTTTCGCGTTCCCAGCGTTCGGCGTCTGTCGCCTTCTCGTCCTGAAGCTTGCGGAAGTTCTCCGCGTCGGTCTTCAGGGTGTCGTAGTCGCCGAACTTCTTGAGAAGCTGATCCTCTTGACGCTTAAGGCGTTTCTGCAGGATTCGATCGACCTCCTGCTGAGAGAGGAGCTTCTCTTTGGGCTCATCGGAGTCATCCTCGTCGGGCTCGGGATCTTCGCCCTTGCCTTTGGGTTCCTCGTCGGCCACATCCTCAGGGGCTTCTTGTTCCTGAGTGTCTTCTTCTACAGTCATGTTTCCTTCCGCACATCTGATGGGCTGTGCGTGGCCCTATCCACCCGGGGTGGGTGTTAGCTTGAAATGTCAATGCCGAATTTTTTGGCCGCGGCTTTGATCCGGCCTTTGATTCGCGCCAATTGGCTGGAGCTGTAGGCTGACGAATTACTGCTTTTGTTAATGTAACTCCACGCAGCCCTGCAATGGTCTGCGGTATTTATTGGATAACGGGCCTTGCCGTCTTCCTGATAACCCGGATCGGCGTAGGACACCGTTCCGTAGGGCTTTTTGGCTTGCTTATTAGCGGTAGCCATTCGTACCTCAAGTTAAGTATATCATTAGGGGGACTAAATGTAATTTTCACTGCGAAATTGCCGGTGGATATACAATTTTCCCGCTGCAAGTTCCAAAGTCATGGCAGGCAACCGCCATAGCCATAGCGTCCTGTCCAGCAACTTTGGGGACGGGTCCGGTGCGGGCCTTGCACCCCTCGCAGGCGGTGTCGCTAACCACCCTCTGCACCCCCGAGGCGAGTTGATCCGCACCGGCAATGAGGACCAGGATGTTGCGGCCACCACTGAGTACCAACCTCGTGGCAGCACCACAGCTCTTGCTGAACCCCTTGGCCATGGCTTCGGTCTCGTCCATCGGCATCAGCTTCTGGACATGCACCGGCCCGGTCACCTTCATCGACACCATGATCCGGAGCTGGGTGTCCCTGTCGGGGATCACCGGCGTCCCAAAAGCGCCGTAAGGATTCGGAATATCGCCGATATCTAACGGGGTCGCGTGGGGGAAGGTCCGGGAGCGCGAGTTGCGCGCATACTCCGCAGCGACATACTGGCTCGTTAAATATCCCCGCTCGATTATCGGTCTCACGGCCTTCAGCCAGTCCCCCGTCGTCCCCTGGAGGTCGGCAGGGCTTAGTATCCCCCATACCGGCGCCATCTCGGCGATCACGTTGCGGGCTATTAATAGCTGCTCCTGATGGTGTCGAAGAGTCAGGTCGTCCATGATCACCTCCAGTCAT